TTACGCATATCTTGTTGTTCGGTACCTTCATTTATAATTTTACCGTTATATAAATTGTTTAGTACTTTGTAATCAGTCAAGTCCATAATAATATTTAAGAAAACTTTACTTTTTTTCTTACAGTAATAAATATGTATGAAAGTTTTATATTATGGCAAATTCTATCGCAAATCAATTTAAAGGACTACCAATTGAAGAGCTTATTGTATCTCCTTTGGTAGGTATGGCAAAAGGTCAAGCAAGATTAAACGACGTAACTTGGAAATATATCCAAGAGGTTGGTTTCGACACTAAAGATGGTAAATCAATTCCACGTGCATTGGATGTAGAGATTAATAGATACGTACAAGTTGAAGGAGCAGCTGAACCAGAATTGCAAACCCTTCAAAGTAAAGTTCCGTTATTACCTTTAATACCACTTCCTTCATTAGCTATCACCCAAGCTGATATCCAATTCACAATGGAAGTACAACAACACGATACTCATACAGATAGTACTGAAAGTGAAACGTCTGTTGATGTAAATGTAAAATATAAGTCTTGGTGGGGCTTGAGTGTTGAGTCTAAATTGCACGGTAAGGTTACTAACAAGTCTGAAAATACTCGTAAAACCGACAATACTGCAAAGTACGACGTGAAAGTACATGCAGAGCAACTACCCGCTACAGAAGGTATGATGAAGCTCAGTGATGCTTTAATCACTATGATTGAGCCAGTAGTTGCTAATCCTAGCAAGTAATATATTATTACACTATGAAATCCGTCTCGTTGGAAAATCTGATAAAATCAATAAAGCTCTCGATAGTTAAGTCGACAGATATTCTTGAAAAGAGTCATATACAAAAGTTATCAGAGTATTTCAACGCAGACGGAACCCCTATTTGTAAAACACTAAGCTTTAATGGTAAAGAAACTAGTATTCCCCTTTACACATTAATTAATCATCAAACATTAGCCTTAGATGAACTTGAAATGTCGTTTAAGGCTAAATTATTTGATTCAAATGAAGAATCTGAAACAAGTGACAAGTATGACTTAGTTAATAAAATAAAAAAGAACCCCTTCAACCCTTTTCAGGGTAAAGAAATACAAGTTGATATGAGGAAGGCTAAAGAAGATGCAGCAGGTTTTGCTGAGGTTCGACTAAAATTTAAGATTACTGATAAACCTGAAGAGGTTTCTCGTATTGAAGACTTACTAATTCAAGATATTGTTCAAAAATGATAGGTACAGGCTTACCTTGTCCTTGTTGTGGTGCAAAGTTACAACTAACAATTGATTATATTATCAAAAACCCTATTTCGGCGTGCCCTGTTTGCAAATCTATAATGAGTTTCCCTGTCAACGAAGACCTTTTTAAGCAATATAAAGAAGCTCAAGCGGAAATAGAGTCTATAAAAAGTAAATATTTCAAGTAATTATGCCTAAAAAAGATGAAGATAAATATTATTTGGGTAATAAAAATTTACCTTCTGCAAATATGGAGTTTGAATGGACCCCGAAAATGGTTCGCGAACTCAAGAAGGCAAAACAAAACATTTTATACTTTGCAGAGAATTTCTTTTTTATAGTTAATCTAGATAGAGGTAAAATGAGAATACCTCTTTATGCTAGTCAAAAAAGAGTACTAAGATCATTGCGCGATAATAGATTTGTAGCCTGTCTAGCATCACGACAGACGGGTAAGACAACAATGATGACAATATATGCGCTATGGATAGCATGCTTTCAAGAAGATCAGCGTATACTTGTTGTAGCAAATAAAGAACAAACAGCTATCAATATCTTTTCTCGTATTAGAACAGCGTATGAGATGTTACCTAACTATCTCAAACCTGGTGTTATTGAGTATGGTAAAACATCCATGAAGCTAGCTAACGGTAGTAGTATAGGTATTAGTACTACAAGTTCAGATGCAGGTCGTGGTGATTCCTGTAACGTTCTTATTCTTGATGAGTTGGCTTTCATTCCTAATAACTTAGTAGATGCATTCTGGAAATCAGTTTACCCTATTATTTCATCATCTAAAAAATCTAAAATTTTCATCGCATCGACTCCTAATGGTACAGATAATCTTTTCTATAAACTGTATATGGATGGCCAAAATAAGAAGAGTAACTGGTATGCAGAAAAAATGATGTGGTATGAAATACCAGGTAGAGATGAAAAATGGAAACAAGAAACTATTCAATCTATAGGTAGTGAAGAAGCCTTTAGACAAGAGTTTGATTGTGAGTTTTTAGAGTCGGGAGATACTTTTATTGATGAAGAATACTTCGCAAAGCTAGAGAGTTTAATTTCAGAACCTAAACATATTTTCGAAGAAGGTGCATATAAAATATGGGAAGAACCTAATACAGAAAATATCTATACTATCGGAGTAGATATAGCAGAAGGGGTTGGTAAAAATAGTTCTGTAATTCAAGTATTAGATATAACAGATTTAACAGAAATTAAACAAGTAGCTGAATATTGTAGTAATACGATTAATCCGTTTGAATTCGCTACTAAAGTTCACGAAATATGTCACCATTGGGGAGCTCCACCAGTACTAATAGAAAGAAACAATAGCGGTGGTCAGGTTGTAGATACTTTATATCAGAATTATAGATACCCTAATATTGTAAGTTACAGTCCAAGGACTGGTAAGTTTAAATTTGATAGATTAGGAGTTTATGCTCATACAAACACGAAATATAAAGGTGTTATGAATATGAGATACTGGGTTCATGAACTTAAATGTATATCTTTTAAGAGTAAAGAGACTATTGATGAACTGAGAGCTTTTGAGCGTAAACCTAACGGTACATGGAGTGCAAAGCCTGGTTACAACGATGATAGAGTTATGTCTCTTATATGGGCGTTAATGATATTAGATTCTTCTTTAGTTCAGAGGTATTACGATATAATAGAATTAGATGATAATGGGAAACCTAAAAGCATTATGCTTTCAGAATTTGTACATCAAAAGTTTGCAGGGTTTTTAAATGATTATAAGACTCAAAATATTTCAGACGCTTGGGAACCACCTAATGTAGTGTTTCAAGATATAAATATTGGTGAGCAACAAGACGAAATAGACGATATGATTGCGGATGGCTGGGAGGTATTACAATGAATCAAGCACCACTTAATAAAAATAGAAATGATAAATTTATACTGGTACTAACTTTACCAGATGCTCTAAAAAAGATTAACGATAAAATAACTAGAGATAGTAATAAAGTTAATGCAGATAGTCTCGAAATGAGCGTATTTGGTACATTGACTCCTTCAATTGATATCCCATCAGTTACTTTACCATATGGAGCTCAAAGTATTAAAGTTAGCTCGCATGTTAGAGAAGCCCCGTCAAATTTTAGTTTCAATTTTAAAATAGACAATGAATATAAAAACTACTGGGTTATTTATAAATGGCTAGACTTAATGAATGATGTTAAGACAGGTCATTTCAACTCAGATGATATAATTAATATTAAAGGTCATGCGTATTTAAAAGCATATGCGTCTACTATTACTGTATATGGTTTAGATGAATATGAAAATAGAAAAATCCGATTCGACTATATTGGTGCTTTCCCTACAAGTTTATCAGAAATAAGCTGGAATTATACTGATGAAACAGAAATTGTATCATCTAGTTCTTTTAGTTTTACTAAGATGGAAGTTGAGCTGCTCTAATAATATTATCCTTATATTTACACTTAGGCATATTGTATAAACTTTTGCTTAATTCATCAATAGTAATATTACCTGCTTTATAGGATTCCAGTTCGATACAACCTATCATTTGATTAGTTCTATTTTGTATACTTTTAATATACATAGTAGCTTCAAACATTTGATCATTATCGCCAGTATCAAACCACGCATATTCAGGATTTAAAATATTAAGATTGAGCTCTCCAGAATTTAAATAGCTTTTATTCAAATCAGTAATTTCTAGTTCGTTTCTACTAGATGGTGTGAGGTTTTTAGATCTTTCTGGCGCAGAGCTATCATAGAAATATAACCCTGTTACTGCAACATCACTCTTTGGATTATCAGGCTTTTCTTCTATACTAGTAACTACATAATCATTATCATATTCAACAACACCGTAATCTTCAGGATTACTTACTTTATAACCAACAATAGTGGCTCCTGGTACATTATTGTAACTTATACCTGTAAAAATATTATCACCTAGCGCTAATACTACATTATCATTCCCGATAAATTTTTCACCAATAATGAGAGCTTCTGCAATACCGCGTGGTTTATTTTGTACTTTGTATGATATATTAATACCTAGATTTGTACCGTCCCCTAGTAGATCTAAAAATGAATTAACTTTATTAGAAATAACTAGAACATCCTTTACCCCTAATTTGATAAGGGTAGACAATGGGTAATAAATTGTTGGCTTATCATACACAGGTAGTATTTGTTTAGATAAAACTTTAGTATTAGGAAATACTCTTGTTCCTAAGCCTCCTGCGAGAATGATGCCTTTCATATATTTATATTATAATAAATTTTTTGTGAAATCAATATCTGAATCTCATAAATAATTAAAGAAAGTTATAACTATGTCTAGAAGAACAATTCAATCTCCAGGTGTAGAAATTAGAGAAATCGATCTAACGCAACGTCCAGCGGAGCCTTTGGGAACCTCAGTTTTTATACCAGGTTTTTCCAATCAGGGCCCAACAGATGAGGTTTTAAATGTCGGTACATTTTCTGATTTCGAGGAAATCTACGGTAAGCCTACCAATGCTGCAGAAAGATATTTTTATCACAGTGTTCGTCAAGTTTTCAATAGTGACGCAAACGTCTATGTATCAAGATTACCTTACGGTAGTGGTGATGGTTTAGATAATGCGAGTAATAAATATACAGCTTTAGTATATCCTGTAGTATCCCCGTACACTATACCTGTTACTAATATCAATGCAGATTCTATAACATTATCTGCAACTACAAATGGTTTTACATCAGGTGATACTTTAACAGGGGATTTTAATTTTGAAATTATCACTAAAGATAGTGATACAGGTATTACAAAGTATTCATCACTTGCTGTTACAGACGCCGCAATGAGTAGTTTAAGTGTAACGGTTGCCGCGAGTGCATTAAGTGGTATCAAAGACGATACAATAATTAAAGCAGTTTGTTATTCTACAGCTGGAT